TTTGACATATTCCCCATATCATTAGGTGGCATTGGTTTTGATACAACCCTGCCTGCATCCGAGCCAGCAAGAGTAAGTGCTAGTTTTGCCTATACATACTACAGCTTTAATCCCGATCCGGGAAATACTACTTTAGATTGATTTTATTTGTATTTGTGTATACTTAAATTATGAATTTCGATGAACTTAAAGAACAGGTCGAAAAAGACCTCAAGATTGATATTACCGAATTGGCCCAAGAATCTGTAATAACACCACAGATTCATAATAAGTATTTGCTCTTTTTCAAGAAATATAAAGAAGAACTTTCTATGGAAGAAAGAACCATGAAAGTATTAAGAAAATATAAATGGCTTTACTACATGGGCAAATTGAGCAGAGAAGAATTAGAAAAGCTTAAATGGGAACCATTTGAACTCAATATTCTCAAGACAGATGTAGATAAGTTCATTGAAGCTGATGATGACATTATCAACCTTGAAGGGAAGATCGCAGAAAAGAAAGAAATGGTAAATTATCTTGATGGAGTCATTAAGATTGTAAATGGTCGCCAATGGAATATTAGATCAGCAATTGATTGGATTAAATTCACTAATGGACAATGAGATTAAAATAGAAGCTGTTGATGATGCATTCATCAAGATACGATGTCCAAAAGACATCGCTAAAGAGCTTAATACCTATTTTACATTCACAGTCCCAAATCACAAATACAATCCATCATTTAGAAAGAGATTATGGGATGGTAAGATTCGTCTTTATAACCTTGCTAGTCAGAGAATTTACAAAGGAATGCTTCCTTATGTTAAGAAATTCTTCGATGATCGACATTATTCATACAAGAATGAAATCAATGAAGAAACTTCTTACATTGAAGAAGAACACATTCGTAAATTCATAACAGATTATCTCAAGGTATCAAGTGGTGGAAAAATTATTACTCCACATGATTATCAAATCAATGCAGTAACACACGGAATCAGGAATAAAAGAGCATTACTTCTTTCTCCCACTGGTTCAGGCAAATCGTTGATAATTTATTCTTTGATTCGTTATTTTATCGACAATATGCCAAAGGATAAAAGTATTCTCATTGTTGTACCGACAACAAGTCTAGTTGCTCAGTTATACAACGACTTTGCAGATTATTCAAAATTAAATGGCTGGGATGTTAAGGCAAATGTTAAAAAGATATATGCTGGGGAATCTAAGGCAATTGATAAAAAGATTGTCATTTCAACATGGCAAAGTATATTCAGAGAGAATGAAAAGTTTTTCGACAACTTTCATGCTGTGATTGGCGATGAATGTCATTTGTTTAAAGCAAAATCTTTATCCATGATAATGGAAAAGATGAAGAATTGCCCAATACGATTCGGTCTTTCTGGAACCCTTGACAATACTAAGGTTCATAAATTTATAATTGAAGGTTTGTTTGGACCACTTTACAAAGTAACAACCACAAAATCTTTGATTGAAAAAGATGTATTAAGCAATATTAATATCAATTGCTTGATATTTAAATACTCTCTTGAAGAATGTAATAAAGTAAAGAGAGTAGATTATCGGGATGAACTTGATTTTATTTTTTCTAGTGAGAAAAGATACAATATGATTCATCAGCTATGCAAATCATTAAAGGGTAATACTCTTGTTTTGTTCAGTCATGTGGAAACACACGGTAAAAAGTTATATGATATGATGAAAGACTTTGATAAAAGGGTTTTCTACATTTCAGGAGAAGTGCCTCTTGACGAAAGAGAATTCATTCGGCAGAAAATAGATACACTTGAAGACAGCATTCTCATAGCATCTTATGGTACATGTTCTACTGGAATTAATATTAAGAATATTCACAATATTGTTTTCTCATCTCCGTCAAAATCAGTAGTCCGTGTGCTTCAGTCTATTGGTAGAGGTTTAAGAAAATCTGATAACAAGACGCATATGACTCTTTATGATCTTGTTGATGATTTGAGATACAAGAAGTACACGAACCACACATTTAATCATTTCATAGAGCGATTAAAGATTTATGAAAATGAAAAATTTCCATTTAAGCTCATAAATCTCAATCAAGATTCATAAATACTAATGGAGGTCATTATGGAAGTAGACTACAAGATCTTTAAGTTGAAAAGTGGTGAAGAAATAATTGGCTTGATCGATAGTCAGGATGATATGACCATTAAAATTAGTAGACCCATGGTTGTGAAATCGGTTCTCATGGTTGACAACTCTGGTTATCCAAAAGAAGTTATGATCATGCGTAATTGGCTTGAATTGACCAACGAGTTGGATGTTCAATTGCCAAAAGATCATATTGCCACTACTCTAAATCCTGCTAAGGAAACTGTTTTTCTATACGAGAAACAAAAAATGCGCGAAGATCAAGAATATCTCTATAAGCAAATGATAGAAGATGTGACTCCTAAGCTTCCAAGTGAGTTGGGATTTTCTGGAATGAATCCGCAAATGATGAATATGATTCAAAAGAAAATGGAAGAAGAACTTTTTGGCAAGACTTCCAAAAAGGAAGAAGAAGATACTTCTACCCCCGAACCTCCAGAAAAGAAACCAAATATGGTTGGAATGTTTTTATTTTTCCCACCAGATATTATTGCAGATCTGATTGATACTGGAGTTTTAGATCCTGAGATGTTTGCTGAACTCGCTGAAGATGATGCGTTGATTCCTGAAATGGAAAGACTCTCAGAAAAAGAACTTAAAGAAATTGATTTGAGTGATTGGCCGGATGATCCAAGCAAACTTCTTCAAGATAACTCTGAAGATATATCTGAGGAAGACTCAGAGGATACTTAAAGTACTCTATAGTATCTAATAAGTATAATTTCCCTTGTCCATCGCGTACACGCTCATTGTAGCAAGGAAAACAATTCTGTCAATACCCCCATTGCTCTTATGTTATTTGGACGTATAATGTAATTATGAAGAAAACTAAACAAAAGAAGAAAAAGGTAGAATTAGAAGAAGATGAAGATGATTTAGGCTTTGATGATTTTGCAGTTCAAATAGAACCAGAAATCATAAAGCCTGCCACAAAAGGACATTACATCGATAACTCAAAGTTTAATGATGAAATGACAAAGTGGATTAAGAAAGTCAGAACGGCTGAAAAAAATGGCAAGGATAGACCACCAGTAACTGACTATATCGCTGAATGTTTCTTAAAAATCGCGGAACATCTGTCCTACAGACCAAATTTCATGAACTACCCTTACAGGGAAGAAATGGTGGGGGATGGAATTGAAAATTGTTTGATGTATGCTCACAATTTTAACCCAGATAAATCCTCAAACCCCTTTTCTTATTTTACTCAAATTATATACTATGCATTCCTTCGAAGAATTGAGAAGGAAAAGAAGCAATCATATGTAAAATTTAAGATAATGGAAGAAAATGCCGACGATAAATTCTACAAGTGGTTTAAAGAAAACTACTTTGAGAAGGACGGCAAGCCTGAATTAGCAGATGTGTTCAATCTCACAGAAAGAGATGTGGAAAGATTTGAAGAAAAGGCTGGCGGAAACGCCAAAAAGAAGACTAGAAAAAAGAAAAAAGTCATTAAAAGAGGTTTAATGTGAAAATAGCAGTCATCAATGACACCCACTTCGGAATCAGAAATGATTCCGATTTGTTTTTAAATTACTTCATAGAATTTTTTAGAGATCAATTTTTCCCCTACTTAAAAGAAAATAAAATTGATACAATAATCCACCTTGGAGATTTCTTCGATAGAAGAAAGTATATAAATTTTAATACTTTAAACAGAGTTACGAATGAAGTCCTAATTCCTTTGAAGGAAATGGGAATTCAAATGCATTGCTTAGTAGGAAATCACGACACCTATTACAAGAATACAAATCGGGTCAATTCTGTATGTCAGCTACTTCCAGCCTTTGATAATATTAAGACCTATGGAGAGTTTGATGTTATCAACATTGATGGAACTGAGATCGCTATGGTTCCTTGGATCAATGATTCAAATGAGAAAGATATTGTCAAGCAACTCAAGAAATGCAAAGCAACTATTGCCTGTGGGCATTTTGAATTGACTGGATATGAAGTTCTTCGTGGTGTTAAGTTTGATGGCGGTATGTCAGATGAAGTTCTTAGTAAGTTTGAAATTGTTCTTTCTGGGCATTTTCATCTAAAATCATCACATAAGAACATTTATTATCTTGGTACTCAATACCAGATGTTATTTTCTGACATCAATGAAGCCAAAGGGTTTCATGTGTTTAATTTGAAATCTAGAGAATTAGAATACATTCAAAATAGAAATTGTATTTTCCATAGAATTTTTTATGATGACAGTGCAACTCCAAAGATCGACAAAATAGATTTTTCTCAATATGAGAATAAGCTTGTAAAGATTATAGTTCAGCGAAAAACTAATCCAGCAACTTACGAAAAATTCATTGATGGCATCAATTCTGCAAATGCCCATGAGATTTCTATTGTAGATGAGACATTCGTACCAGATGATTCAAATGATGTTGCAGATTTGAGTGTTGATACGTTATCTTTTATCGAAAAAGAAATTGATCAATTAATTGATGTAAAGAACAAAGACGAACTCAAGAAAATGGTGCATGATATTTATTTTGAAAGTCTAGATAATGATTAAGTTTACAAAACTGAGATTCAAGAATTTTGGTTCTTTTGGCAATAACTTTACCGAGATAGACTTTGGTAAGAAGGGAAACTATCTTGTATCTGGGCGTAATGGTGATGGAAAGTCATTTGCCTTCTTAGATGCTATTACTTTTGGTTTATTTGGAGTTCCTTTTAGGAACATCAATATTCCTCAATTGGTCAACAGTGTAAATAAGAAGAATTGTACTGTTGAGGTAGAATTTGATATTGGAATCACCAAATACATGGTTAGGCGTGGTCTAGCACCGAAGACATTTGAGATTTATAAAGATGGCAAGCTGATAGAACAAGCAGCCAAGACTAAGGAATATCAGGAATATCTGGAAAAGAGTATCCTAAAGATGGGATACAAGTCCTTTACACAGGTTGTAATTCTTGGAAAGTCTTCGTTTGTTCCCTTTATGCAACTTACTGCTGCTGACAGACGCGAGGTTATTGAAAATGTATTGGATATTGGAATCTTTAGTTCCATGAATTTGGTTCTAAAAGGCAAAATTTCACAGCAGAAAGAGTTTATTAAACAAAAAAAGACCGATTTATCCACAATTCAGGGCAAAGTAGATGTTTTGGATCGTAATCGCCAAGAATTGGAAAAGAAAAAGCAGGATATCGAAACCAAGCTACAAAATAGACTAAAGGAAATAGATGTTAGTATCGCTAACTACAGCGAACCTATAGCCTTATTAGAGGCAGAACTAGCCACCAAGGAGGCGATTCTAGCCACTTTCGCAGAAACCAAGTATACTGGTATGCTTGAACTAAGATCCAGCTTAAAAGCCAATCTAGACGCATTAACGGAAGACATCCAGTTTTACCAGCAAAATGAAGTATGTCCTGCGTGTAAGCAGGCTATAACGGATAATCATCGCAACGAAATTTGCTCAAATAAAAATACTAAAAAGAGCGAAATTGACACAGCCATTCAAAAATTGAATGAGATGATTCAAGAACAAAAGAATAATGATGATTCTAGAAAGACTTTAGAGAGAGAAATAGCAAATATTAAAAACGATATAAGGCAATCATCCCAAAAAATTGCCAATTTAGAAGAACAAAAGAAAATTTATGAAAAAGAAGCCAAAATTGATCTGGTGGATACTATCGAAAAAATTACAAGTGACATTGCTACTTTTAAGAAAGAAGCTAAGTCATGTCAACGAAGCTTGGATACACTTTATAATGAGAACGAAGATCTAGAAATACTTTCTGGGCTTCTTAAAGATAGTGGTATTAAGACCAAAATTATTCGCCATTATCTTCCATTGATGAATCAGATCGTGAACAAGTATCTTTCCAATATGAATTTCTTTGTCCATTTTTACCTAGACGATGAATTTAAGGAAACAATCAAGAGTCGCCACCGAGATGACTTTTCTTACATGAGTTTTAGTGAAGGTGAAAAGCTTAGAATAGATCTAGCTCTTCTTTTGGCTTGGAGAGAAGTTGCCAAGCAAAAGAATAGCGTTAGTTGCAATCTATTAATTCTGGATGAAATTTTTGATTCTTCTCTAGATTCTGTCGGTACTGATGAATTGATGAAAATTCTAAATATATTAGGTAAGGAAACTAATGTGATTGTAATCAGTCACAAAACAGATCAGCTTACCGATAAGTTTAAGTACATTTACACGCTGGAGAAGAAGAATAACTTTAGCAAAATAAGCCTTACATAAATGTACAACTACCGAGGAAAATTTCGAATACTACAGCCAGATGGCAATATGACCGTCTATTCTCAATATGATGTTGTCGAGAAGGAAGGCAAGCATTATATGGCTGTGTTTGATACCTATGGTTTTTCTCCGGAACACGGAGAACTTCGCGGTTGGAAAAAAATAAATGGAACTGTTCCTGTCACCAGTAGCAGTGCCCCATCCAATCCTGATGTCGGACAGCAATGGCTTGATACTGTTTCTGGAATTCTATTCGAATATGTTGACGATGGAAATTCTAAACAGTGGTTAGCCATTAGCTAGGAGACTTATGGGATACTATTATGAGAAGAAGAAGAATAATAGTTGGAGAAGAAAATTTTACAGAGAATTGGCAAAGAAGCAAAGGCGTTCTACCCGTCATTATTTGAACAAGCTTGTTCAAGATGTTTGCTCAGGAACTATTGACTTTGATGAGTTCTTGGATATGATGCGTAGAAGAGGTAATATATTATGAAAACAAAAAGTGCCACCAAGCTAAGTAAAGAGACATTGCAGATTCTAAAGAACTTTGCATCTCTCAATTCCAATCTTCTTGTCAAGCCCGGTAATCGTCTTGTCACGGTTACTCCATACAAGAACGTGATGGCAGAAGCCATCATTCAGGAAGAGTTTGATACTGAGTTTGCTATCTGGGATCTTTCGAAGTTTCTCGGCATTGTGTCGATGTTCGAAGATCCAGACTTCATCTTTCACGACAAGTATGTCGAGATTGAAGGTAGCAATCACTCTACCGTAAAGTACTTCTATTGTGATCCGAAGCTTATTACTTCGTATCCGACGAAGAATCTTGTCATGCCTCGCATTGTTCTTGAACTTGAGTTCTCGGAGCGCAAGTTAACTGAACTACAAAAGGCAGCATCCATTCTACAGATTCAGGATCTCAAGATCTTCTGCGACAGTGGTAGTATTATGGGTGAGATGTTCGATTCTAAGGACAGCACTACAAACACCTATAGCGTAGAGTTCCCATACGATGGTGAACTTGAGACTGATGAGTTTGAGTTCCACTTCAAGATTGAGAATCTGAAGTTTATTCCGGGAGCTTATAAGGCACAGTTCTCGGAGAATATTGTGTCTAAGTTTATCTGCAACAATACTCCAATTTCATATTGGGTTGCAATGGAACCGTCTTCCAACTACGGAAAGTAAGTAAATGAACATTGATCACTTTGTATGGGCGGAAAAATACCGCCCATCATCCATTTCTGAATGCATTCTTTCTAAGGAGAATGCAAGTACATTCAGTAGCATGGTAAAGCAAGGAGAACCCCAGAATCTTATGCTATCTGGTCCAGCCGGATGCGGTAAGACTACGGTTGCTAAGGCTCTTTGCAAGGATCTCGGATGTGATTACATTCTGATCAACTGCTCTGAAGACGGAAATATTGATACTCTTCGTACAAAGATTCGTGGATTTGCTAGCACTGTATCGCTGACAAGCGCAAAGAAGGTAGTGATTCTTGACGAGTTTGATTATAGTAATGCAAATAGCATTCAACCCGCTTTGCGCGGGGCTATTGAGGAGTTTTCCTCCAATTGTAGATTCATTATGACTTGCAATTGGCCGAGTCGCATTATTGATCCTCTGCATTCCCGATGCACTCATATCTCATTTGTGATTCCCTATGAGGAAAGATCTACGCTTGCGACTAATATGTTCAAGCGGGTGAAACATATTCTTGATACTGAAAAGGTATCGTATAACGACAGTGCTCTTGCTACTCTAGTAAATAGTCATTTTCCTGACTTTAGGCGTATAATCAATGAGCTTCAGAGATATTCTGTCTCTGGCATGATTGACATTGGTATTTTGAGCCAATGTAAGGAAATTGACCTCAAGAAGCTGGCTGGATACATGTCCAGTAAGAATTTTGCTGAGGTTCGTAAATGGGTCGTCAATAATCTTGAGAATAACAACACAGATATTTTCCGAAGGATTTATGACAATCTGACTGATATGCTACAGCCAGCCAGTATTCCACAAGCAGTCATGATTATTGCAGAATATCAATATAAGGCAGCATTCGTCGCAGATCAAGAGATCAATATGACTGCATTCTTGGTAGAAATCATGATGCAATGTGAGTTTAGGAAGAAATGAACCTATCCAAGGTATTAGAAAGTATCAATTACACGAAGGAAGATGCCCTTGCCGACAACGATAAGGACTATGTTCCATTTGTGGTAAATAGATCATTATCTTACTTTATCGATACTATCGCCTATGCTAATCAGATGAATCTGTATCCCCATCTGAATAAACGACTTCAGTACGATTACTTAAGAAACGCTGTTCGCAAGAAGCGTAGATTCAGCAAATGGGCCAAGAAGGTCGAGAATGACTGTCTAGAAGCCGTGTGCTTTTATTATGGATGCTCCAAGGTAAAAGCACTAGAAATCATCGGACTTCTTTCCCAAGACCAAAAAACACATATACAAACCGAATACGAAAAACTCCAAAAAACCTAAATAAATTGGTATTATGGAGTTTTTATGGATAATAATGACATATTTGATGGTTTAGGTGTTGAAATTACATTAAAAGATAAAGACGCTTTCTTGAAAGTCCGAGAGACTTTAACGAGAATTGGCGTATCTTCTAATCCAAACAAAAAACTATATCAGTCTTGCCATATCTTGCACAAGAAGGGCAGATATGCTATAATGCATTTTAAAGAATTGTTTGTTTTAGACGGTCTGGATAGTGATATGGATGAAACTGATTTGGCAAGAAGAAACACTATAGTGAAGCTTCTTGTTGAATGGGGTCTAGTAGAT